AATACGGTTGCCAGTAGTTTCCGTCCCCATCCATAGTATCATCCCACGATTCTGCTGGCGTAAGGTCTGCGTTCAACGGTATTGCGTCAAGGATTTCAACGTTTGATTGTCCGTCGTTCATTTCTGGCTTTACATCAAACTGGTGGCTTTCGTATGACGGAGCAAGCGGGTTTATTTCATTTACATATGGATATTCTTCCGTCCTTATTGCGTCATAGTAATCCTTTAACTCTATTGTTGGGTCGTAGCCAACGGCATTCGGATTAACTTTTTTGTTTACCGTTTCCGAATAGATGGAAGGCATGAGGTGTGTGCGGGTAAAGGGATGCTTGATAAGCTTGACATACCTGCCACCTACAATGCCGTCGTAAAGAGGGTATCTAAGGCGCGGGTCATCTTCTGCGCCATCCCAAACAATCTGCGGGTAGCCGTATGGTATATTATCCTCGCTTCCGTAGCCGCTTATACGGGTGATAATCTTATTGTTTCTTGGTGTGCTGGAATTGTTCTTTAGACCAACGCCCTGCCCCATCTTGAAAACATAGGGCTGCATCAGTTGTTTGTCGCTTTCGCTTGCGTATATCTCATTTGACGGCAGTCCGACAACGACCTTAAAGCGTTTGCCTTGCGCATAAGATGATTCACCGCTTGAAACAACGTCTACCACATAGGGAACTTCCCATGTGTCATAAAACGTTTTTAGCGCATCCGCTATGGTGTTGTTTTCAAACGAAAGAACCTCGCTAAGAACGTTGTCCTTCAACGCTGGGAATCGGTTGCTTTTTTCAACAATCCATTCCGTGCCGTCAAGATTCTTGTTAAGCTTGGCAATGTAATCGTTAGGGTAGCCAATCCAACTGAAAACCTTGTTCTCGGACAAGTATCTCTGTTGGTCGCTTGATACGGCAACATCACAGAAAGGCATGTTACCCAACTGATACATTGGATGGTAGAACGTAAAGGAGTATTTCGTCATTCCTTTAAGTTCCCCGTTGTCCTTTACCATACCTTCACGTAAAATCGTTGGCGGGTTGACAAGCACATACTTCACACCCTTGTATTCGATGTATTCATTCATCGTTACATTGAGTGCATTGTTTTTGTAATACACATCACCCGTTATGTTGTCACCAAGCGACATTACAACGCTATCGACAACAGACTTGTGAAGAATAAGACCTTCGAACGGAGTGTCGTCGCTGTTGTATATCTGAAACGTAATGTTTCGACCTAATGTATTTGCAGCCATCTAACCAGTTTTATAAATGCAAAGATAATAAATAATACGCAACCAACCAAACAATAGTAGCACCATTTAGGGATTTTTTGCTTTTCAACCACTGTTTCCTTTATCTGCGTCCGAATAGAATCCCTATAGCAAGTGTCGGTCTTTACGACAACCCTATCCCGCCATCTCGTCTTTTCCACATATTTTGTACTGTACACCGTGTCGCCTTTCTGAAAAACCGTGTAGTAGATACTATCATGCGTATGCTGCATCAGTGTGTCGTGAACAATCTCTTTTTGGTATTTCACAACCTCTTTGTCCGTGTAGTCAACCTTGTTTTTGGTTGCACAAGAACAAAGGCAAAGGATAATGCAAATAACTACCGCCGCACAGAATTGCGTTCCACAACCACAAAACTTTATCTCGTTCCACAATTTTTCGTAGTATTCCTTATCTTCCATTGTAGTCATAATATCAATGTTTTCTTATGTTTCCAGAATAATCTACAAAATAAAGGTTTTTTCCCAAGAACATATTTGCCTCTGCAACACGTCTGCGTTTTAGCCCAAGCAAAGGTTTTCCTCCAGAGTTTACCCACCTAACCATTTGGTCGGCGATTTCAACATCTTTTCGTCTTGCCACAATATACTTATACATTGTTGAAGATTTGAATGCACCTATGCCAAGGTTGTAAATCCACGATGTAAGCGCATCAAATTGCCTTTGTGTGTAGTTTATGCACATGCCATTCAAAAACCTTTCTACGGGCTTTATATCGCGTTTTAGAAACGTTTCTGCCTGCGCTTGCGTAATAACCATATTGGGATTTATACCTTGTGTAGTGCCGTAACCTATAGTCCAAACACCTGCGGGGCACTTGTAAGCCTTTAACACACAACCTTCAAACTCCTTTATGAGGTCTATACCTTTCTGCGATGTTGTCATAAGCGTCATTCCTCTGTTTGGTTTTTGTCTTTTCTTGTCGTAAAACTATCATCATCAATAGGACTTAGGAAAACCTTTGTCCTTTGCATACAATTTGCCTTGCCACACATCATATCTGTCATAAGTTCGAGCCTATGTTCAAGCAAAGCCATCTTCTTCTCCTGTGCAGTGAGTTTCTTTTCCTGCTCACGAATCATATTGTCTTGTTCACGTAACTTTGTTTCGTTTTCGGAAACACGCTTTCGTAACTGTTCACATTCTTCACTTACCTCTGCATTAAACCGACGCAACCTTTCGTTATGTTCCTCAACATCTTTCAACATCTGTTGGTACATATCTTGTTCTGTAATGGTTGCATTAAGTTCCGTTTGACGTGCTTCCGCGCTTTCTTTTCGCTTCTTTGCACGCCAGTTAATAAACCACCCACCTCCACATATCAGTGTAAGTGCCGAATTTATAATTGTGTAAATTTCCATTCCATCCATCCACCTTATTCTCCTATCCGTTTAAGCCAGTTTTTGCTTTATTGTCAATTATCTCATTACTGTTGTTCCTTACTATGTTTGCAGCCTTTTCTTGACTAACACTTGCACTTTGGCTTGCAGGAACTAAAGAGCCACGCTCGTCGATGACACGCTGTTCCTCGTCTGGAGCGCGGTCTGGAGAACGCTCAATGATTGTTCGTGTTGAAAGCCATTGTGACTCCATTTGCAGATTAAGAATCTTGGTATTGTTGGTTTCAAGCGACCAAGGTACAATCTTTGCGCCAATCTTTAGCTTTGCGTACTTTGCAGTTCCGTTGTTAAGTTGAAGGTCAAGACCCTCTTGATGCAGGTAAACCATATCGTTCATAAACCGCTGCCAATCCAAAGCAGATTGTGTAGCCAAGGCGTAGTCGTTAGACATCGCAAGCGCAATGCCGTTACCACCACTGTTTGATGTAGTAATGTCCTTTGGCGTAATGAATGATGTTGAACTGAATAGCGAAATCTTTTCCTCCAACGTTTTCAGATAGCCATCCATCGTCTGCGGCTCTGGGAAATCCAGTACCTTTGCATCTTGCTTGCCGTTTGACGTGTCACTCGAAAGGTTTATAATCAAAGTGCTTGAATCCCTCTTGAAAGAATCGGCATCCATATCACCAGTGAACACAAGGGCAAACGTACCGAACCGTTTCAGTGCAATAGCCTGAATGTTTGCCATCAACTCCCACATCTCGCAAGAAGACTCGGCGTATTCCCAAGCAACCTTTCCGCGCTTGTGTAATAGGGGACAGCGAGAGAATCCGTGCCGCTCTATTTCTATTTCCCAATTACTTTCAGCACCTTTCGTTATGTGGTAGTGATTTCTTGCGTCGTATGTGTCTATCACAACATTCCCGTCTACCTCGTAAACCAACGACCTTGCAATCTCTACTCCGTATTCGTCATAATTCGGTACAATCTGATAGCCGTCCTCATATGAATAGTTTGTTATTCCATACTTTTCCGTTTCCTTGTCGTACCAGAACAGTGTGCCGCAATTTCCAACCTGCTTGCAGATGTTGATAGACATATACTTGTTCCACTCGCAATCGCGCCAAAGCCATTCTTGCTTAACCTCACTAAAAGCCTTTGTCTCGCTTTCGTCTGGCTCTTTGTTGCAAAGGTTGAACTCCAACTGGTTTGCCGTAAGGTTACGGACGTGTGCCGAATGTATCAACTTTTGGAATGAACACGTTTGCGTCATATTAATAAGGTTTGACGGGAGTTCTGTACCGTTGATAACAACCTTGATGTGGGGTATCGACTGATTTAATATAATATGGTGCAAATCTGGTCTGTACTCCGTAATGTATGTGTCCTGTGAAATCGGACAAAGGTCAAGGTTCGCAAAACCCGTATTCAACACAGTGTTGTTAAGTACCGAATCACCCTCGTACCCGTGCATATTCATCCCACCACCCCTCGTAAATGGTTTCATAAGCATCAACCTATTGGGGTCTTCCATAAACCATCTTATGTTATGTTCTCTAATCATATTGTAGATAAAACGTTTAATATTTCACTTGCATTCCTTATCTTTTTCGGACGCTGTATTCTTGTGTCTACAACATCTTCACCATTTACGTTTAGCATGGCAAGCATATCCTCTGCCTGCATTCGCTTTCTTATCACACCCGCATCATCACGCAGCAAACGATAGCAGTCGTAGATAGTACCGCCACAAAGTAGATTAATGTTATCCATAAGGTCGGGCGACATACCTTTCAATATGGTTTTCATCTTTTCCTTTGCCATCATTTCGATACGACCGTTCGGGGTCTTTTGAAACTGAAATATACGGCTTTCAAACACCATGTGCTTTAACAATGTCGTACCGCCTTCTCGTTTCATGTTCTTATGGTTGTATCGTGCATTTGCAAGGCTTGGTTCATAGTGTATAAGTCCACTCTGAATCATTTCCATTGCGATATGCGCCATTTCGTCCTTGAACGCACGGAACTGTGCCTTGCTTCTGTTCGTTGGTGCTTTTGCACCACTTACAAGCGTAGCTCTTGGAAAGCAATCCTGCAAGAATCCAAATCCTTGCACGTCAATAATCATTTCCTTTTCCTGTAGGTTATGCTTATCACGGAAATCTATAGCCATGATTACTGCCTCACGATTATTGTTGTTGGTGCAATATTTGAAATCACGGCATATCCATCCGTAATGCGAGTACAATTCCCAATACTTGAATACGAGGTTGTCAAATCCAGTGGTAGCCATATCCATTGTCATACGGCGTTTAAGCAACACACTTTCCGTTGGTATCTGTGACGGTCTGAACATACGCTCAACATCTGTTGTCGTAAGTTCAACGTTCAATAAATCATCTTCGTCATTCTGTTCGTCCGTTATCGAGTAGTTCCAATTGTTTGCGTATGAAGATGCAGCGGTTGCAGAGTTGGCGGTCATACCACGATAAGTCTTGTTCTTTGCAAGCATCTTTTTGTTATCGCGTATATCGAACGTGAAGAATACCATTGAAAGAATAAAGTCTTCATAGGTCATATCTGGGTCTTGTTCCATACGCATGTCTATAAGGTCTTTACATTTCTCATAGACTTCACGCTTTGTCCTACCCCAATACATCTTTTCCATATCACCTTCGTGCATATAGAAAAACATAACGACACCGTCCATAGATTTATCAACAGTTCCGTCGTTATTTATCCATCCACCTCCATGTTCTCCCTTACCGCAAATCTTACGCAAAGGGCATTCCCTTTCTGGGTTCTGTGCAAGGAATATCTGTGCCTTTCCTGCGCTGTCAGAACGCAGACGTGGCATAAACGTTGTTATGGTGCGCCATGCGAACTTGTTAGCTTCATCGAATATCAGAATCTTTGCTTGCAGACCCTTTGCAATCTTATCGAGAACTATCGGGTTTTCGTTATCCAACTGCTGAAACTTTAACTCGCTACCGTTGTATAGCTTCATACCCATATCCTCTTGCTTTCGGATAATCTCGCCTATAGGGTCGTGTGGCTGACGCTTTACCGAACGGTCTACAAGCGGGTACATGGATTTTACCGTGTCACTCACCTTTCCAGCACCCCAGAAGTCAGAAACGTTACGCATAAAGCATACAATCTTTGCGTTGTCGTTCATAGCAAGGTATTGAATAGGTGCATAGTATAACGCATACGTCTTGCCGCTTCCTGTTGGGCCAGCAAGAACGACGAAATCTGCATTGGAACGGATGGCATATTTCTGATTTCCATCCTCCAATGGTGCTAATACTATGTCGTTACGTTTCCTTGCCATGCTGTCTAAGAAATTTCTTGGTGCAAAGATACACATCGTTTCGATGTGTTGTGCAACGTGCAAGAATAAAGTTCATTTACTTTTGCACAAAGTAAGCCGAATGTTTTTCGAAATACTTTTCCACACTTACACATTATTATTATTTTTGCACAAACATTTGTTTTTAATAACGTCTAAAATAGCAAGTAACTATGGAAGTAACAAAAGAAAAGGTGTTGGAAAGTATGAACACCTATTGCACAGAACGAAAGTATGGTTCTGAAACTCTAACTGACGGCTTTAAGGAAAAATTCTCTAATTTCTTTGTAAAAAAGTACGAATCGAAGGATGTTGAGGAGGAGGATATGATTGCCGACCTGCATTTTAATCTTGACACTGCGTTCAACGCATCTGTTGACATTAATTCGGCACTCAAGTCTGCATACGAAACAAAGGAGAATACCTATAAGACACAGATTGAAGAGTTAAACAAAAAGCTGGAAAAGAAACTGAAACCAGAAAAGGTTGAGATTCCAAAGGAACTGCAAGACAAGTTGGAAAAACTTGAAAGATTCGAGGATGAACAGCGCAAACAGGAGAAGTACAAATCGGTTTTGGAACTGGCAAAAAAGGGCGTTCGGGAGGATTTGCACAAGTCGTTTGAGAAATATGCGGCTGATTTTGCGGTCAACTTGGACGAGACGGATGATGAACAGGCGAAGAAATTGACCGCCCGCTTTCAAGACATCTTTAAGGATAGCATAGGCGACATCAAGCCGCTTGCACCGAAACAGACGCAAAAGCAGGAAAAAGAGTTCATCGAGTCGATTCCCAAAGTGAAAGTATGTTGAACTTTAATAACTAAAAAATTAAAAGATTATGGTAACGAATTTGGCTTATTTCTACGAAACATCGCAAAAGACTCGCGGTGGTAAGTGGGTGTGGGTTAAGGATTCAAACGGCGAAATGCGCGGTAACGTGCTGCTTGGAGGTACTATCCTTAATCCTAAGAAGGGCTTCGACCATCTGTATGCAGCACAACTTGTGCAGTACACCCCCGCACAGGGTTGCTTGATTTTCCGTTCATTCGGTGTTAAGACTGCAACCTCTGCCGCAACAGACACTACAATCTATGTTAATGGTGACGGA